GATTGAAGTCCTTCGAGAAGCGTTGAAAAAGAAAATCAATTTTGACGAATTGGAGGCCGAAAAATATGGTACAGCCATTCGGTCAAAACCTATTATCCTGAAAGCCATTACCGACATCAACGCGGGAAATATGGAACTGCGAAACCAGATTGAAGCCGACAAGTTCGATCTTCAGGAACGCGATTTCAAGCGAGGTTTTCCAGAGAAATTCGCCAACCAAGAATTCTACCCCACCAAGAACTACCACAAAGAATGGTATGACGTGGAAACGGACAGCGTAATGATTTGTCCCTTGGGTACCAAAGGCGAAATTATCACTTTGGACGGACTGAACATAATGCTTCCCAAAAAACCGAAGCAAACCGAAATCCTCTACCACAGACTCCCAAAAGAGCAACAATATTGGAGAAGAACAGAAATGCCCGCCGGACTTACACCCGACACGGAAGAAGCCTATACTGAATTTATATTGAAGGAATTCAAGCGAAGACGTGAAGGACTTTGGTTTATGAACAACGGCAAGGCAGTTTATGTCACTCCAGAACATTATATGGGATTGCAGTGGAACCAAATGGCTGATACCGGAGGTTACAAGGATTTTCGTATGGCTCAGGCCAAAATGTACTATTACGCCAAGGCTTGCTTGGTTGATTTGCGTTCCGTTGGGATGTTTTTTACCAAAGGTCGTCGTACCGGATTTACCGAAATGGTATTGGATCACTTGGTACAAACATCGACAAGCACCAAGAACTTTAAAGGAGGTATTACCTCAAAAACAAATGATGATGCCGAGGTGGCGTTTTTGAAATACTCTTATGTAATCCAGAATTTACCCTTTTTCTTTCAACCTGTTGTCAAAGGAAAAATTGACGACACCAAAAAAATGGTATTCGGGAAACCTTCGGACAATTCGAAAGCCAGTAAAAAGAACAGGGACAGCAGCACCAATGATTACTTAAATTCGATGGTCGATTTCAGGGCCACGGCAGTTCTCTCTTATGACTCCGTAAAACTAGATATGTATCTTGGAGACGAGAGTTCTAAATGGGAACATTTGAGTTATATCGCCCACTGGAACAACATCAAGCCGACGATGGTTCAAGGAGGTCGTGTTGTTGGTAAAGCCTTTATTGGCTCAACAGTAAATCCAATGAAAAAAGGGGGAGAAGATTTTCAGACCTTGGAGAAAGGTTCCAATGTATTGAAGCGAAACTCCAACGGAAGAACGACCACGGGACTGTACTCCTACTTCCTGCCGGCACATCAAAACGCGGAAGATTACACCGATAAATACGGCATTTGTCATACAACGGTGGAATTGGGAAAAAGTTTCGTCAATGCGTTTGGAGAATTGAAACTAATCGGTTCGCTGCAATACCTGGAAAACGAATTTAGGTCGGCTAGACTATTGGGCGAAAAATACTATTGGAACGCTCGTCGTTTAGATCCAATTACCAAAGCCGATGCTTTTAGGGATGAATCCGTTTCTTCATTGTTAAACGAAGAAAAAATAAACGACCAATTAGACCATAACGAACTCTACGATGTTCGCAAAACGCTAGTTCGAGGGAATTTCTCTTGGGAAAATAACATTCCAGATTCAAAAGTTATTTGGACACCTACCGAGAAAGGACGGTTTTTGGTGGGATGGATTCCACCGGAGGATATGCGTAATAAATTCATAAATAAAAGAAACGAGTTCGGTCACGTATGCAAGCATCCATTGAATGATGATTTGGGGGCTTTTGGAGTCGATACCTATGACCAAGATTCCGTACAAGGAAGCAAGCTGGAAGACACCGAAAACGGTTCGGAATACAATTCCGGTTCCAAAGGAGCGATGCTTGGATTGACCGGAACAACCTTGAAAAACGCGCCGAGTAATTTTTTCTTTCTGGAATACATTACCAGACCGCAAACAGCAGAAATATTCTTTGAAGATTGCTTGATGGCTTGCATATTTTACGGTATGCCGGCATTGATTGAAAGCAACAAAACTAGATTCCTTTTGCATTTTAGAAATAGAGGTTACAGAGGCTATTCCATCAACCGTTTCGACAAGCCAATGAACAAACTTTCGCAGACCGAAAAAGATTTGGGAGGCATTCCGAGTTCCGGAGCCGACATCATCACCTCGCATTGGACGGGAATCGAAAGTTACATCGATAAATACGTCGGGAAATATTGCCAAGGCCAAAACACTTTTGCCGTTCGCGAAGAAGGCGAAATGGGATCGATGCCCTTTGACAGAACACTGAAAGATTGGGCAAAATTCAACGTGGCAAAAAGAACCGACTTTGATGCAACCATAGCATCGGGATACGCGATAATGGCGGTAAACCGAAAGCCATACATAGAACCAAAACCGCCTACAAGCGCAGTAAGCATACAATTTAAACAATACAGCAACTAAGATTATGGCAAACCAAGAAAGCAAGTTTCAAATATCGCAAAACATATCCTATCCCAGCCATTTGGATAGTTTTGAGAAGAAGTCAAGTCCGGCTTTTGGGAAGGCTGTAGGCAATATTATCTATTCTGAATGGTTCCACAAAGGGAGTGGTCGTTGTCGTTTTTACACCAGCAAGGCCACCTTTCAAGAAAGAAGAATATATGCCAATGGATTGGTGAAAATGACGAAATACCACGACAAAATTGGTACCAATGGCGACGTGTCCTTGTTGAGCCTCAGCATCAAGCCTTTGTCGCGTATGCCGAAAATTGTCGATTTGGTGGTGAATGGAATGGTGAACAGGAAATATTCCATCGTGGCCAAAGCCATTGACCCCGTTTCCCAAGAAAACAAACAAGCGTATCGAAAAAGAATAGAATCCGACCAAAACACTTTGCCCATCATCAATCAGGCCAAGGAAGCATCGGGATTGGATATTGCCAGTATGCCCGTGGACCAATTGCCGGAAACAAAAGAAGAATTGGACATTCATATGCAAATGGAATGGAAACCTTCGAACTGTCTTTCGAACCAGTTGGCGATTGCGACGGTAATGGCCGAGAACGAATACGACCTGACCATCGACAAACAAATCAAGCGAGATTTGGTCGTGGACGGTATCGCTTGCAACTTCACCCGACTAAATCCAGCCAAGGGAATTATCCAAAAAAGAATTGACCCTTCGGACTTGGTGTATTCAGAAACCAAAGATCCATTCTTCAGGGATTGTTTTTACAAAGGACACGTCGAGAAAGTATTGGTTAGCGACATATTCGTGGAATTTACAGAATTGCTAAATGAGGAAAACAAGAACGTCAAGGAAGAAATTGTGGCTTCGGGAGAATCGTGGTCGCGATTTCAAGGTTTATCAGAGTCCGACAGTCTAAAAGGTACCGCAAATTTATTGTATTTCACCTATAAAACTCACAGGGAAAGAGCCAGCAAAATCAAGAAGAAAGCCAACGGTGAAGTGATAATAGATGATGCCAAAGAGTTCTTTGATGCTTCAAAGCCAATAGATAAAAAAGATAAATTCACTAGAGCTTCCGTGGTTGAGGAAGTTTTGTTTGAAGGCATTATGGTTTTGGGAACCAACATCCTGCTGAAATGGGAATTGGCAAAATCGATGTCAAGACCAAAATCGAACAACCGAAAAGTGTGTGAGCAATATAATATTGTGGCTCCTAATTTTCAGGACGGAATCATCTCCAGTTTGGTTGGACGAATGATGCCTATCGAGGACAAGGCGAACATCACCGAGTTGAAAGCCGAGCAAATCATACAAGGCATCACGCCAGACGGTATCGCCATAGACGTTGACGCTTTGGCGGCAATTGACCTTGGCGAAGGCAAAATGCAAACGGTTCAGCAATCGTTGAATATGTACTTGCAAAAAGGGAGTTACTTGTATCGTTCCTCGCAAATAGGCGGCGACTACAACAATGCCCAGAAACCGTTCCAAGAAGTAAAAACAGGAGACAGCATCAATAAATTGACGGCACTCCGAAACGAGAACAACGGTTACATAGCCGAATTGACGGACGTGGTGGGATTGAACAAGGCCAGCGACGCTTCCACGCCGGACAGAAACAGTTTGGTAGGCATCCAGAAAATGGCGGCTTACAATTCCAACTTGGCGACCAGACACATTTTGGACGGAGCCAACTATTTGACATTAAAATCTGCCGAAACCATCAGCTATTGTATTTCCGACATCCTGAAATACTATCCTAGTTTGCGCAACGACTTGATTCGAAAAATCGGGGCGACTGCCGTGGAGGATTTGGATTACGTAAAAGACCTTCACTTGAGTGATTTTGCCATTTTCTTGGAATTGGAAATGGACGACGAGGAAAGAGCGATGCTAGACGTTGATTTGTCATCGGCCATGGAAAAAGGCCAAATCGGATTGGACGACAAATACAAAGTAAGGGACATTAAAGTTTTGAAACTTGCCATCCAATACTTGGGCATCCTTATCAAAAAACGCGCAAAAATCACCCAGCAACAAGAGGCGGAAAAATTCAAGTTGCAAGCCGACGAAAACATTCGAGCAAGCCAGCAATCGGAAGCGTTCAAACAACAAACAGCCTGGATTTCCCTTGGTTACTGTAGATGGCGTTCCTTTGACTACCACGTCTGGCGTTCCTTCTTTTTCAATCGTTTCCACGGTACGGGTGCTTCTGCCTCCGTTGTCTCCTTTTACGACTTTCAC